TTTAAAATTAAAATCATTTAAAGACGATACTATTAATTATGCAATAGAAGCATTTAATATAGTTTCAGATTTAAATATTAAAAAACAAGTATGGTGGGGAGCTAATTATTACTGTCATGCTTTGCCTCAAACTGGTAATTGGTTAGTGTGGGATAAAAGAGTTGAAGAGAAAATGGAGAATACTAACTCCGATGGAGAGATGGGTTGGATTTTAGATGGACATAACTCTGTAAGAATATTTAGACACTTATGGAATGGTTTAATAAAAGCTTCAGAACATGGTCAAAAAAGAGTACATCCTACACAGAAACCCGTTGCTTTAGCTTCTTGGTGTTTTAATAAATATGATATGGGAAACAACATCTTAGATTTATTTGGTGGTTCAGGAAGTACTCTTATAGCTTGTGAACAAACTAATAAGAATTGTTTTATGATGGAGTTTGAACCTCATTATGTAGAGGTTATCTGTCAAAGGTGGGAGAAGCTCACAGGAGAGAAAAGAGAATATGTTAAATGAAACAAATAGCACATTGCAGAGCATTTATAGAAACAGTAGCAAACATGACTCTGTTTCCTTATCAAGTACAGTTTCTTCAAGACAGTTTAACTTCTAAGCGAGTTGTGGGTATCTTTGCACGTCAGACAGGTAAAACTACTATCATGTCATTATTCTCCATATATAGAGCATTACAGACAGACAAATACCGCATTCTTATTATAGCTCCAACCGATAGACAGGCAGGAGAACTGTTTGGAAGATTAAAAGATTATGCACATAGTAGTGGATTAGTTGCTTCTTTCATTGAAGGTTCTACATTAAGAGAAATCCGATTCAAGAACGGAAGTGTTGTAAGGGCTATGCCTACTGGGGATTTCGGACACAACATCAGAGGACAAACAGCGGATTTGATTATTCTTGAAGAGAGTTCGTATATCAAAGACGAGATAGTTAACCAAGTAATCATGCCAATGATAGCGTCAACGAACGGAAACATCATTCAGATAGGTACTCCTTTCCATAAGAACCATTTCTATGAAGCGAGTTTAGATGATAAGTATATCACACATCAATACGATTATACTTATTCTCCACTAATTTCGGAAGACTTTATCCAAGAACAGAAGAAAAACCTTACAAGGGTTGAATTTACAATGGAATATCTCGCTAAGTTTATTGACGAGACAGATAGTTATTTCTCACAGGAACTCATACAAAACTGTATAGAGGATTACGAATTTACACAACCAAACGAAGACGTACATCCAAAGAGTATGTTCTATCTAGGTGTAGACTTTGCAAGGATGGGACAAGATGAGAGTGTATTTACTGGGATAGAAAAGAGATGGGATACGGAAGTTTTAAGGATACCTTTTATTCAAACAACTAAACAGAAACTGTTAACTGATGCAATAGGTAGAGTACAAATACTTGATAGAAAATATCGTTTTCGAAAGATTATCCTTGATGAAACTGGATTGGGTGCAGGACCAAGTGACGTGTTAAGGGAGAAACTTGGAGGTTCTATCATCCCTATCACGTTCACACTTAAGAGTAAGCAAGACATCTATTCGAATTTGAAAGTATTACTAGAGAATGGAAAACTTAAGTTACCTAACCATAAGAAGTTAATATATGAGTTATTAGACTTGAAGTATGAGATTACAAGTTCAGGGAATATGAAGATACATCACAGTGATAGGGGACATGACGATTATGCAGACAGTTTAGCATTAGCAGTCTACGACTTCAAACCAAAGAAAGCATACATACCGACTATAGCATAACGTCTATCTATATAATTTACTTCACATTGTTTATAAATAATGAACACACATATATTTTATGGATTTCAATTTGTTTGGGAAAAAGAAAGAATTAACTGAAGTCAGAGAATATAGTCCAACGATTTCATTTGGTCAAACGATAAAAACATTAAAACAACAATTTAAAGGAGAGGTTAAGAACAATGAGGTTAAATTTCCTAAAGATTTAGGTTTAGAGCATCCCTTCGACTTTCAATTTATGGAGAGTGTTTGGAAAGGGTTTGGTTTAGTTAACGCTGTGGTTGACAAGTATGTGGATTTCGTTGTAGGTCCAGGGTTCTTCGTGAAAACTCAAACAGAGAAAGCACAAAAAATATTAAACCAATTCTTAAAAGATACTGAGTTTGATACATTGTTAAGGGCGTGGACTAAGGAAGCTTTAGTTAAAGGGACTGGGTTTATGGAGTTAGGTGGTGCTAAAAATGAGACCATTAAAGGTATGAAAGTTTTAGATGCTAAGAGTATGTATATTGGACGTAACGATAAAGGAGAAATAACTAGTTACAAGCAATTTGCTGGAGACTTAAAAGGATTTAACAAAGATACAAAGAAAGTATTACCATTTAATGAACATCAGATAGCACACGTAGCATTAAACAAGATTGGTGATGATGCATACGGTCAAGGTATAGTTCACCCAGCGATACCATTCATTGACATGCTTACACAGAATGAACGCAATTTACAAGTATTAATGCAAAGAAAAGCAAACGCTCCATTTCACGCTAAGGTTGGTAATGATGAAAATCCTGCATCTCCTGCAGCAGTTTCAGGGTTTGGTCAAAGTATGCAATCATTAAACAATGTACAAGAATGGGCAACAGACCATTTAGTTGACATTAAAGTAATTGAGACTCCAGACTTCGGAAAAAAGTTTGAGTTCCCTGTACAACATAACTTAGATATGTTATTCTTTACATGGCAAGTACCTTTAGTTTTAATGGGGGGGAATGTTAATATGGCTGTGGCGCCTGTTCAGTTGGATGCATTCCAGAGAAGAATCCAAAGCATTCAAGCAGAGTTAGAGAAAGTAATCGAGAAACAAATCTTACAGAGAGTCTTGTTATCAAACGGTTTACAGGAAAGTGTAGAGTTTGAGTGGGGGCAACCAAGTCAATCTGAAAAGAATGAAAGAATAACTCAAATAACAGAATTACTTAAACTTATGTCTATGTCTCAAGAACTTAGAAATCAGTTAGAGTTAGATTTAGCCACGTTAATGGGGTTGGAAGTACAAGACATTAAAGAAGACCAAGAGAAAGCACCAACAGATGAAGAACTTGAGGATGAGGAAGCGTTAAGAGTCCCTGGACAAAACAATGAAACAGAACAACATGTTAAACATAAGATGGATTGTTTATGCCATCCACATACTGAACAAAGCTTAGACCAATTCAATGAAACAGATTTAAAAGAATGGCTAGACTTTGATTACATGCAATATTTAAGTTTCATAATAGATGCAGTAAACGAAAGTAACTTTGACTTCATCAGAGCAACCACTGATGCAGAATTAAAACTAGGTAGGTTATCGGGAGACCAAGTAAAGAGTTTAAAGGAAGCGTTAAAGGATGCATTCTTGAATAATAAGACATTGAATCAATTAGCAGAGAATATTAAGTCTAGTGTTAAACCAAAGGACTTGATAAACGAGAATGGTAAGTTGGTAATTGGTTCGGAGGCTAGGAATATGAATTTAGCAAGAACTCAATCTACAATCTTGGCAAGTATTGGTGCAGATAAAGCTTTCGCAGCGCAAGGAGTTGATGAATGGCAATGGGTGGCAACTGCGGGAACTAGAACATGCCCAATCTGTGAAGGATTACATGGACAAGTGTTTAGTGTTGGTTCTGGTCCAAGACCTGGTGAAGTACATAGTTACTGTAGATGTACGAAAGTACCGGTGATAAGAGGTTAAACAAATGCCAACCGTAGTATGTCCTATATGTCTGAAAGCAACGACAATCATGCCTAACACTTACGATTATGTATGTAATTGTGGGGATTTGAACACAAATGAATTTACTGCAAAGGAAGATATACTCAAGATAGGGAAATGGGATGACACTGAACTCACTGGGGAGAGTGGAGGGAATGTAACCAACTTATATCTAGGTAACGATAATAAACTTAAAGGGACTATGGCTCAAGCGTTTAACCCTAGCGCTAAGGCATTTGATTTAACTAGGAGAGGACATATCAAGAGTATGTATAGGCAAAGAGACCATCATTCCTTTGTTGAGGTACCAAAAAATGGAAAATAAAGTAGAAGAGAAAATTAAAATAGAAGTAACTGAAGAGGATGAGTCTATAGTATCACAAGATATCGTAATAGAATTAAATACATTACTTACTAATGAAACGGAATTAACTCACCGAATAGATGGGAAGTTGAATGCGATAATAATCGAATCAAACAAAGTAGTAACCATTGAAGTATTCTTTAAACAATGGTCAGATGTTAAGATATTAGATTTAGTGAGTTATGGTCCTGGAACTAGTTACATTATTCCTAAGACTGATGCATCTAATGCGAAAGGTGAAAGATTTAATTTCGGGTCGGAAGCATGGTGGTTAAGAGATGACATTGTATTTAGAATAAAAGGAGGACACGAGACTCAAGTTAAATTCACTCTGAGGTTAGAATAATGTCCGAGCATATCGTAGATGGGACAGGAGAAAGTAAGAATGCGTGGAAAATTGACAGTGATAACGCTGGTGTAGTTAAATTAAAGAATACTAGTGGAACAATTATTAATCCTGCAACTGAAGGAAAACAAGATTCTCAAATTGCCGAACTCCAGAAACTTATTGGGTTTGAGATACCTGCCTATGATTATATTGATTTATCT